TAAAAGCGTGGCCACGCAGACCTTTGACGGTATTGCACAGAATATGGCAGCGATGCTGACCGGCAGCGAACAGAGCTGGCGTGGTTTCACCCGTTCTGTGCTCTCCATGCTGACAGAGATTTTTCTGAAGCAGGCCATGGTGGGGATTGTCGGGAGTATTGGCAGCGCCATGGGTGGTGCTTTCGGTGGTGGGGCGTCTGCCTCCACGGGGACGGCCATTCAGGCTGCGGCGGCGAACTTCCATTTCGCGACCGGAGGATTTACGGGAACCGGTGGCAAATACGAACCTGCCGGTATTGTCCACCGCGGGGAGTTTGTCTTCACGAAGGAGGCAACCAGCCGGATTGGCGTCGGCAACCTGTATCGTCTGATGCGCGGGTATGCGGAAGGTGGTTATGTGGGCGGTGCCGGAAGTCCGGCGCAGATGCGGCGGGCGGAAGGCATTAGTTTTAATCAGAACAATCACGTGGTGATTCAGAACGACGGCACCAACGGACAGGCGGGGCCGCAGCTGATGAAGGCGGTGTATGACATGGCCCGCAAGGGGGCGCAGGATGAGATTCAGGCGCAGATGCGTGATGGCGGCGTCTTTTCCGGAGGCAGGCGATGAAAACATTTCGCTGGAAAGTGAAGCCGGATATGGAGGTGAACTCGCAGCCATCGGTGCGTGAAGTGCGTTTTGGTGACGGGTATTCGCAGCGTATGGCGGCGGGGCTGAATGCTGACCTGAAAACATACCGTGTGACGCTTTCCGTGACCCGGGAGGAGGCCCGACATCTGGAGGCATTCCTGGCAGAGCACGGTGGCTGGAAGGCGTTTCTGTGGACACCGCCTTATGCCTGGCGGCAGATAAAGGTGACCTGTGCCGCCTGGTCATCACGGGTTCGCATGCTGCGGGTTGAATTCAGTGCCGAGTTTAAGCAGGTGGTGAACTGATGCAGGATATTCACGAAGAAAGTCTGAACGAGTCGGTTAAATCAGAGCAGTCACCGCGGGTGGTGCTCTGGGAAATTGACCTGACGGTGCAGGGCGGTGAGCGGTATTTTTTCTGTAATGAGCTGAATGAAAAAGGGGAGGCGGTCACCTGGCAGGGGCGGCAATATCAGGCATACCCGATTGACGGCAGTGGCTTTGAGATGAACGGGAAGGGCAGCAGTGCCCGCCCGTCGCTGACGGTGTCGAATCTGTTCGGTCTGGTCACCGGAATGGCGGAGGACCTGCAGAGCCTGGTGGGGGCCACGGTGGTCCGCCGCCGGGTGTATGCCCGTTTTCTGGATGCGGTGAATTTTGTGGCGGGCAATCCGGAAGCGGACCCGGAGCAGGAGCTGAGCGACCGCTGGGTGGTGGAGCAGATGTCAGAGCTGACGGCCATGACAGCCTCGTTTGTGCTGGCAACACCGACGGAGACGGACGGAGCGCTGTTTCCCGGTCGCATCATGCTGGCGAACACCTGTATGTGGGATTACCGGGGAGATGAATGCGGGTATAACGGTCCTGCGGTGGCGGATGAGTTCGATAAACCCACCACCGATATCCGTAAGGACAGATGCAGCAAGTGCATGCGCGGGTGTGAGATGCGCGGCATGGTGGCTAATTTTGGCGGTTTCCTTTCCATTAACAAACTTTCGCAGTAAATCCAATGACACAGACAGAATCAGCGATTCTGGCGCATGCCCGGCGGTGTGTGCCTGCGGAGTCGTGCGGCTTCGTGGTGAGAACGCCGGAGGGGGAGCGGTATATCCCTTGTGTGAATATCTCTGCAGAGCCGGAGGCGTATTTTCGTATTGCACCGGAAGACTGGCTGCGGGCAGAGATGCAGGGGGAGATTGTGGCACTGGTCCACAGTCATCCCGGTGGTCTGCCCTGGCTGAGCGAGGCCGACCGGCGGCTGCAGATAAAAAGTGCACTGTCCTGGTGGCTGGTCTGCCGGGGGGAAATTCATAAATTCCGCTGTGTGCCACATCTGACAGGACGGCGCTTTGAGCACGGGGTGACGGACTGTTACACGCTGTTCCGGGATGCCTACCATCTGGCGGGAATTGATATGCCGGATTTTGAGCGTGAGGATGACTGGTGGCGCAACGGTCAGAACCTTTACCTGGACAATATGGAGGCGACTGGTTTTTACAGGATTTCCCTGCCTTCCGCACAGCCTGGCGATATCCTGCTGTGCTGCTTTGGCGCATCGGTGGCCAATCATGCCGCCATATACTGCGGCAACGGTGAGCTGCTTCACCATCTGCCTGAACAACTGAGTAAACGGGAGAGGTATTCCGAAAAATGGCAACGACGAACGCATTCAGCCTGGCGTCACCGCCACTGGCACGTATCTGCCTTCACGGGGATTTACAACGATTTGGCCGCCGCCTCAGCCTGTATGTGAACACGGCAGCGGAAGCCATCCGTGCCCTGTCGATGCAGATGCCGGGATTCCGCCGTCAGATGAACGAAGGCTGGTACCAGATACGTATTCGCGGTGAGGACACGGCACCGGAGGCGGTGTACGCCCGTCTTCACGAACAGCTGGGTGAGGGAACGGTCATCCACATTGTGCCGCGACTGGCCGGGGCCGGAAAGGGTGGACTGCAGATTGTGCTGGGGGCGGCAGCCATCGTGGGCTCTTTCTTCACGGCCGGAGGCTCGATGGCGTTATGGGGTACAGCCCTGAGTGCCGGTGGTTTTTCTGCCACCACGATGCTGTTTTCACTGGGGGCCAGCATGATTCTGGGCGGTGTGGCCCAGATGCTGGCCCCGAAGGCAAAAACACCGGATTACCGCGCAACGGATAACGGCAGACAGAACACGTACTTTTCCTCGCTGGATAACATGATTGCCCAGGGGAACCCGATGCCGGTGCCTTACGGTGAAATGCTGGTTGGCTCCCGCCGTATATCCCAGGACATCAGTACCCGTGATGAAGGCGGTGACGGGAAGGTGGTGGTTATCGGGCGGCAGGCATAAAAGCGAAAAAATCCCGCAGTGCTCACGGACAGGAACTGCGGGAGAGTTACGAAGATTGAGTGTAAGGAATTATTCTTATGTCACGACAAAAACATTAACTCAGAGAGGGAGGATGTGCCGTTCTTTTCAGGGAGAAAGGATTTATCGTCCTGAGGAATAAAGGTAAGGGGCCCGCCCCTTACCTGACTGATTATTGAATGATGCCGCAGGCCATTCTCGCACCACCACCGCCCAGGGGCTCCGGATGGTCATGATGGTTATCACCGCCAGCATGAAGCATGAGAGAACGCCCTTTAATCTCTTTTAATGAGTTCAGTCTCGGGGCCAGGACCGGGTAGTTCGCTTTTCCGTCATGCGTCACGAACAGCGCAGGGAGGTCGCCCAGGTGTCCATCCGGAGACCAGGGGCCAAGATGTTTGCCGGTGTTTTTCGGGTCAAAGTGACCGCCAGCCGATAATGCTGCGACCGGTTTTCCGTCTTTCAGTGCCGGGGCGCAATTTCCTTTTTCGTGCACATGAAAACCATGAATGCCTTCAGGCAGAGAGTGAAGGGCTGGTGTGAACAGCAGACCGTAGGGGGTCTCCTGAATGGTTATTTTTCCAATGCTGACTTCTTTTCCGTCAGCACTGACAAGGTTCATTGGGACTTCCTGTTCTGCTGCGTATCCGCATGATGCTGCTGTCAGCATGGCAATGGCAGCAATGATTTTACATTTCATAAAACCCTCATTAATTCCGTTAACAGACTGAGCTTGCTGGTTACAGGGTAACAAACAGCGTTCTGATGATATCGCGCAATAGCTGTGCAATATCCTATCACTGCGATTAATAATACCAATTGAGAGGAACATTATGGGTAAAGGTGGCGGCAGGGCACACACGCCGGTTGAGGCAAAGGACAATCTTAAGTCCACGCAGATGATGAGCGTGATTGATGCCATTGGTGAAGGGCCGATTGAAGGTCCGGTGAAGGGGCTGCAGAGTATCCTGGTGAACAAAACCCCGCTGACGGACACGGACGGTAATCCTGTGATACATGGTGTGACAGCGGTCTGGCGCGCCGGGGAGCAGGAGCAGACACCACCTGAAGGCTTTGAGTCCTCCGGGGCGGAAACCGCACTGGGCGTGGAAGTGACGAAGGCAAAGCCGGTGACGCGCACCATTACGTCCGCGAACATTGACCGCCTGCGGGTCACCTTCGGGGTGCAGTCACTGTTGGAGACCACCTCAAAGGGCGACCGTAATCCCTCTTCTGTCCGACTGCTGATTCAGTTGCAGCGTAACGGTAACTGGGTGACGGAAAAGGATGTCACCATTAACGGCAAGACCACCTCACAGTACCTGGCGTCGGTGATTCTGGAGAATCTGCCTGAGCGGCCCTTTAACATCCGGATGGTCCGGGAGACAGCGGACAGCACCCCGGACCAGCTGCAGAATAAGACGCTCTGGTCGTCATACACCGAAATCATCGATGTGAAACAGTGCTACCCGAACACGGCGATTGTGGGGCTGCAGGTGGATGCGGAGCAGTTTGGCGGTCAGCAGATGACGGTGAACTACCATATCCGAGGTCGCATCATCCAGGTACCGTCAAACTATGACCCGGAAAAACGCACGTACAGCGGCATCTGGGACGGCAGCCTGAAACCGGCATACAGCAACAACCCGGCCTGGTGCCTGTGGGACATGCTGACTCACCCGCGCTACGGCATGGGAAAACGTCTGGTGGCGGCGGATGTTGACAAGTGGGCGCTGTATGCCATCGGGCAGTACTGCGACCAGACGGTCCCGGATGGTTTCGGGGGCACAGAGCCGCGGATGACCTTTAATGCGTACCTGTCACAACAGCGTAAGGCGTGGGACGTTCTCAGTGATTTCTGCTCGGCGATGCGCTGTATGCCGGTATGGAACGGCCAGACGCTGACGTTCGTTCAGGACCGCCCGTCGGATGTGGTGTGGCCGTACACCAACTGCGATGTGGTGGTGGATGATAACGGCGTGGGGTTTCGCTACAGCTTCAGCGCCCTGAAGGACCGCCACACGGCGGTGGAGGTGAATTACACCGACCCGCAGAACGGCTGGCAGACCTCCACGGAACTGGTGGAAGACCCGGAAGCCATACTGCGCTACGGGCGCAACCTGCTGAAGATGGATGCGTTCGGCTGCACCAGTCGCGGTCAGGCCCACCGTGCCGGGCTGTGGGTGATAAAGACCGGACTGCTGGAAACGCAGACGGTGGATTTCACGCTCGGGTCACAGGGGCTACGTCACACACCCGGTGACATTATTGAAATCTGTGATAACGACTATGCCGGGACCATGACCGGCGGACGTATCCTGTCCATCGATGCCGCCAGCCGTACCCTGACACTGGACCGTGAGGTGACCCTGCCGGAGACAGGTGCCGCCACGGTGAACCTGATTAACGGCAGCGGTAAGCCGGTGAGCGTGGCCATCACTGCACACCCCGCGCCGGACCGGATACAGGTCAGCACCCTGCCTGATGGTGTGGAGACATACGGTGTATGGGGACTCTCCCTGCCGTCACTGCGTCGTCGCCTGTTCCGCTGTGTCTCCATCCGGGAAAACACGGACGGCACCTTTGCCATCACGGCGGTGCAGCACGTACCGGAAAAAGAAGCCATCGTGGATAACGGGGCCAGCTTTGAGCCGCAGTCAGGCACCCTGAACAGCGTTATTCCACCGGCAGTGCAGCACCTGACGGTGGAGGTGAGCGCGGCTGACGGTCAGTATCTGGCACAGGCGAAATGGGACACGCCGCGGGTGGTGAAGGGTGTGCGCTTCAGTCTGCGCCTGACCAGTGGAAGCGGTGAAAACAGCCGCCTGGTGACCACCGCCATCACCGCAGACACGGCGCACCGTTTCAGTGGCCTGCCGCTCGGGGAATACACCCTGACAGTCAGGGCAATTAACAGTTATGGCCAGCAGGGCGAACCGGCCACCACCACCTTCCGGATTAACGCGCCAGCAAAACCCGCCACCATTGAACTGACGCCGGGGTATTTTCAGATAACGGCGGTCCCGCGTCTTGCGGTGTATGACCCGACGGTACAGTTTGAGTTCTGGTTTTCGGAGACAAAAATCGCAGACACATCTCAGGTGGAAACCTCTGCCCGTTATCTGGGGACCGGCAGTCAGTGGAGTGTATCCGGCCCGCACATTAAGCCCGGGAAGGATTTCTGGTTTTACGTGCGCAGCGTCAACCTGGTGGGGAAATCTGCGTTTGTGGAAGCCAGTGGCCGGGCCAGCAATGATGCAGAAGGGTATCTGGGGCTGTTTCGGGAAAAAATAGGAAAACTGCATCTGGCTCGTAAGCGTGCAGCAAGAACCGTATTGACGGGGATGTGTTATTCAGTCGGCAGTGCTACGCGCCA